GAATATATTGTGACATGTCATAACCTTGGTGATCTAAATATTCCCAAGATTTTTGACCAATGTAGTTTCTAAAATCTAAAAAATCATTATCCCTTGTTAAGGGTGTAGAGTGATACGATCTTCCAAAGTCACCGTTTTCTTTTATCCAATCTTTTTCTCTTTTACGAGCATCACTAATATATTTGTTACTTGCTTTATTTAATGATTTAACAAACTCTGGTTTTTCCTCGCTCCATATTACAGTTGGAAAATAACTATTTATAAACATTATCTAAAAGGCCTCCCTATATGCCATACCACAAGACTATATCTTGTGCCTGATGTTACTGGTTTAACTCTATGCCATACAAAACTAGGAAATACAATAATAGATCCTTTGGGTAATATTTCTTTACATTGTATTCTATGTTTCGATTCGTCTCGCATATGTGGATCATAGTTTCTAAAATCAAATTCTAATTCACCACCTTTATATTCTGAACCATCTGTTAATTGACAAGTCATAGATAGTTTTCTAATTTTACCATGTTCTGGTGTATTTGGTTTATCATAAGGTTTATCCCAACTATCACAGTGCCAATCATAATATTGATTTAATTTATATTTTGTAAACTGACAAGACTCAGATCTTTCCCAATCAAAGTTCCAACCAGCAGCTTTATTTGCTTGGTGAACATAAGGGTGTAATTCTTTATATATCCAAGTATCATTTAACCACACTAAATCTGATTTTCTTTTTCTTTGTAAATTTTTAACTTCTTCTTTATTTAATTTTTTTTTGTCATATCCACCAGTTCTAGCCATAACTTCTTTTTGTTCATTAGCATAGGCTATAACATCATCACAAAATCTAGGTGTTAGTACACCACTAAAATACCAATAGTAATTAGATATATTCATACGTTATAGTTTGCACAAAATTTAAACTATCCTTTTGTTTATTGGTTAGATAATACATATTAGTTGATGGAAACATAATAAATTGATTATTTTCTAAAGGTATATCCCAAGACCTACCTTTACGTCTGTTATCTTCATAGTGTATTCTAACCATACAGTCTTTGACTTTTACACCATATAATAATGTAAAATCTGGTGAGTTTCGTAGATCTACAGGATCTATGTTTAATAATGGTGTTGTAATCTCGCTAGGTTTATAAATATTACCCCACGTTTTTTTATTAATTAAAGTAAACCCATAATCTAAATTTATATGATCTCTCATATAAGTATTTAACATATCAAATGTTCGTGAAAACGGAAATTGTTTGTTTTGAATCCAACTAGATAAAATATCTTTTTCTAATTTATCTCGGTCAATGTCCCAATCTTTGGGCATTGTCACATCACCATAATATAAAGCTTGTTCAGATAATACTTTCTTTTGCATACCACATACCTTTGTAATTTATGCGTTATCGTCTGTCAAGTCCCAAGACTGGCCTTCTTCATTCCAGGCATAAGACCATCTATGTGTGCCAGCTTCATTTTGTGAAGTTTGTTCTGCAGTTAATGCAGGAGCATCTCCGATTGGTGATTTCCAAGTTGCAGATGCAATATCTTTTACCCAAGACGCGTAAGGTTTTTTAGACCAAAAAATTTGATTATCTTCATCCCAAGTATAACCTATACCTGCGTAGTTACCTCTAAAAGGTGTGCCACCTAATCTATGTGTATTACCTGATGTGTTGTAAGAAGTTTGAATCCACATTTGTGCAGGCCAATTATTGTGTGTTTCTAACCATTGTTGACCTACTGTTTCGTCTTCAACACCATCAGCATTTAACATCTTATCGTTATCCATAGTTAACACTTGAATAACTTTTCCGTTAGCTCCTAGTTTTGCAAAATGTGCCATAATGTTTCTCCTTATATATTAATTTTAATTACTGTTCAACTACCCAATTTTATATCTTATTATTACCACACCAGAGCCACCATTTGCTCCTCCTGTTCCTGGACTTGGGTGAGAACCACCTCCACCTCCACCACCTTTATTAGTGCTTCCTGCTCCTGCAGTTTCTGGAGCTACTTTAGTTCCTGCACCACCACTTCCACAAGGGGAAGGTCCACCAGCTCCACTTGATCCAAAACCTGCACCACCTCCACCACCAGCATAAGCTACAGGTGATCCTGTAATATGTGTAGTTGCTCCTGTTCCACCAGCTCCACCTTGAGCATTTCCTGGACCAGGACTTTGATTTGTTCCATTTTGACCAGCTCCCGTAGCACCACCTCCACCACCAGATCTCATGCAACAACCAGAAAGGTGTTGACCATTTCCACCACTATTTCCTTGAGGAGGAGTTACTGGAGGACTATTTCCTCCACCACCACAATTTTGACCATTAGGTCCAGATCCTCCAGATCCACCACCAGATCCTCCTGCTTGTCCTGATTTACCAACTGATGCTGCTGGAAAAGTTGGTTGATATTGTCCACCACCTCCACCACCTGCTGATGTCACTGATGAAAAAGTTGAATTACTTCCATTAAAGCCCACACCTGCTGGACCACACGCACCATTTCCTCCACCACCAACTGTTATTGGAAAAGAAGTTGCTGTTACAGTAATTGGTGTAGATCCATTTGCAGGTGAAACTGTATAAGAATCAACCGGTGATCTAAATTCTCTAAAACCACCAGCACCTCCTCCGCCACCACCACAAGCTCCACCACCTGCTCCACCTCCGACAACCACATAACTTACAGTGTTGTTTGCAGCATCATCAGCTAATTGACTCACAGAAAAAGTTCCTGGTCCTGTAAAAGTATGTATTTTAAAATTACCACAAGGTGCTGTTGTTTCTGTTCCACCAGTTGCGGTTATAAAGTTTGTTGAAAAATCAGCTGGGTTACCAGTTAAAACAGTTCTCCATCCTTCGGTTGCATCAACATAAATTAATTGAAGAACTGAATCACTTTTATTTATAACTAAATCAGAAGCATCACCATTTATATTAGAACCATTTCTACCAATTGTTAAACTAGCTGTTCCAAAATTTCCGTCATAATCTGCAAAAGCCACTATGTTTCCCGCACTTGGAGATGCAGGTAAAGTTGCTGTTATCGCTCCAGAACCAGTATCCACAAAAAATCCATCACCATTTGTAGCATCAAAGTTAGCTGTTTTTTTAGTTGTGTTCCAATCAACTGTTCCGGTTCTACCAAACCCTGTCTGCGTTCCGTTATTTGTAATTGTTGCACCAGCAGGAATTGTAATAGTGTCACCACTATCTCCTAACTGGACTGTGCCACAATTTGCTCTTGGACTAACTTTATTTACTTTTATTTCACTCATAATTATTGAAATCTATACCTTATTATTACTATACCAGATCCACCGTTTGCTCCAACTAATGCAGGACTTCCAGCAGGACCTGTTGATTTACCAAATCCTCCGTTTCCAGTGTTTGCTGTTGCATTAGAAATTGGTGTACCAGCAGGACCATAAGTTCCACCAGTGCCACCAGTTGCATAAGTTACCAGTGAGCCTGAAATTGAATTTCCAGCTCCTACACCACCTGCTCTTGGACCTGGTTGTGCATCTTGACCAACACCACCTGCTCCACCTCCACCTGCACTACTATATATTACAGGCGCTGGTGCGGGAAAAGCTCCTGCGTTTCCACCATTATTACCTTGAGGTGGGCTTACAGAAGGAACATTTCCTGTTCCTCCAGTTTTACATCCAGGAGTACCTCCAGATGCTCCGCCACCTGATCCTCCAGGGGCTCCGTCATCAGAACCACAAGGACCGTGTCTACCTTGACCTCCACCAGCAGATGAAATTGAAAGAGCACTTGAAAGATTTCCAGCTGTTCCATCATTATTTTGATTTGGAGATCCTAATCCACCTCCACTTCCTCCACCACCAACTACTACAGGATAACCTTGCGCAGTAACAGGTGTTCCACACGTAGTTGGAAAATTTGTTCTATATCCTCCAGCTCCTGCTCCACTACCACCACCAGAACCATTTGTACCACCTCCTCCTCCACCACCTGCGCCCACTACTAAATAATTAACTGTATCAGAACCTAATGGGTTACCTACTGATGATACACAAAATGTGCCTGGGCCTGTAAATGTATGAATTCTATTATTACCACAATTAGTAATCGTACCACCTGTTGCTTCAATAAATTCTGGATCAGGTGATCTATCTGATTCTGCTCCAGAATCTGTCACAATCCATCCTTTAGTTGCATCTACAAATACTAAAGTAAGAGCAACACCATTTCTTTGTATTACTAAATCTGATGCAGCTCCTTGAATATTAGATCCATTTCTTCCTATTGTAATATTAGCTGTATTTGCATTTTTTGCATAATCTGAAACTGCCATTATATCTCCAGCAGTTGGTGATGCAGGTAAATTAGCTGTTACGGCTCCACTTGTTGTATCTACAAAATATCCTTTTCCATTTTCACCAGTAAATGTAGTTGTCTTAATTGATCCTGTTTGCCAATCAACAGTCCCTGTTCTACCAAATCCTGTTTGTGATGCACCTGATGCTAAAGCAACAGTTTTTCCACATCCACCTACAGTTAATGTAGATCCTGATTCTGTTGTTATTGTATTTACTTTAATTGTACTTGTCATAATTATTTAAATTTATACCTTAATATAACTATTCCTGATCCGCCAGCTCCATTTGTGCTAGCACAGCTATTATTATTTGAACCACCTCCGCCACCACCTCTGTTAGTTGTTCCTGATCCAGCCGTTCCTGTTCCATTTGTTCCTACTCCACCAGTTCCACATGGACTAGCTGCACCAACAGTTCCAGATTGATAAGCACCTCCGCCACCACCACCTGAAAAACTTAAAGCAGATCCATTTATTGCATTAGGAACTCCAACTCCTCCTCTACCCGCAGCACTAGGTCCACCATTTACTCCGTTTTCAGCGACTCCGCCGCCGCCTCCACCACCATAAGATGGTTGAGATCCTGAACCTGGATTACCTGTTCCTCCGTTACTTCCTTGAGGGGGTGTTACAGGAGGGGTATTTCCTGAACCTCCACTTTGTCCAGCTTGGCCTCCTCCACCTGAACCACCACTACCTCCTACACTTGGAGGTGCACCACCTCCTCCTCCACCACCAGCTGAAGTAATTGTAGAAAAAGTTGAAACACTACCTGAATTTCCTGTGGATGTACTAGGACCAGGTTCTGAAGCACCTCCTGCACCTACAGCTATAGGAAAAGAGGCAACTGTAGCAGTTATAGCAGTTCCTTGTAAAGGGCTTGGACCAAATCCTGAAGCTCTATATCCACCAGCACCTCCACCACCTGCTCCTGAAGATGTTGGGCCAGTATAACCACCAGCTCCTCCTCCACCTACTACAGTATAATTAACTGCATTATTTGGACCGCTTGGATGAATTTGTGAAACTGCAAATGTGCCAGGTCCTGTAAAGGTATGAATTTTACAATTTCCACATTCTGTTACTGTTCCACCGGTTGCCATCATAAATACGTTACCTATTATATTTGATGTTGCATCATTAATATTTTTCCACCCTTCAGTATCATCTACATAAATAAAAGTTGCTGATAGACCCTCTACAGTTAAAATTTGTGAAGCTGCGATACCACCAATTTTTTGTGAACCGTTAGGTGTAATAGTTAAATTATTTGTTTGAAAAGTATTTGTATAATCTGCGACTGCTACGATACTTCCTGCTGTTCCTGCCGGTAAATTCATTGTAAATGCACTACTTGAAGTATCTGCAAAAAATCCTTGTCCATCAACTGCTGTAAATGTGCTTGTTTTAATAGATCCTGTTTGCCAATCTACTGTTCCTGTTCTACCGAAACCTGTTTGACTAGCACCTGAAGCTAGTGCAACTGTACCGCCACAACGACCTATAGTCACTGTGTTTGCGTCCACAGTTACTGTTTGCCCTGCACCGCAACCTACTGTTAAAGTAGTTCCGCATTGTGGTCCTATTTTATTTACTTCTATCTTTGACATTACACTATTACTAAAGTTCCTGTTACTGTTATGGTTGCAGGAACAGTAATAGGTCCTGCAAGAACTGCACTGTCAATTGTTTGAGTTCCGTCAATCGTTGACGCTTGATTTTTTATAAATTCATCTGGAGATGTTTGACCTCCAATGTATTGAACACCGTTTACTATTGCCGTCATATTTCCTCCTTACGAACTGATATCGTCTATAAATGAAGTGATAATATCTAAACTAGAAGCAGTGTTACTTTTAGCTTTTAATAAATCACCATTTTTTAAAACAATTTTTGCTCCGCCTTGAATTAATTCAATTGCAGAATTTGGTGGAACAACCACACCTTTTGCAAGAAAGTGATCACTACCGCCATTGTCAATAAATACATCTACTTCGATAGTAGAAGTAGTAACGTTGCAACATCTAATTCCAATAACTGCATCAAAGTCTCCACCAGTTATTAAAGTAACTTCTGATGTTCCGACATTTCTTTGTAAATCGTTTCTAAAATTTTGTGCCATAATTTATTCCTTTATAACGCAACAGCCATAGCAAGTGCAAATCCTGCTGAAGCTGCTCCCACTGGTGTGCCCGACGCATCGAGATAAACCGTTTTTGCTGCAGGCATTGTTACAAATACATCTAAAGTTCCGCCTGTAAAACTTATTTTAGATGTGTTACCTGAAGAGTTATTAATAACTGTTGTTCTTTGTAAAGTAGTTGAAGCCGATAAAGTTCCAACTCCAATTTCAAACGTATTTGTGCCTTGTTCAAATATACAATAGTAAGTCGTGTTACCTGTTCCAATACCACTATTAAAAGTTACATTACCTTGTCCACTTGCAATACCCGCAAGTGTAATATCACCTGTACCAGATGTTGTACTATTTTCTTTTACCCTATCATTTATAACCAAAGCCATTTATTCTCCTATTACGATGTTATACTAATAAGCGAATCTGTTCCAGCTGGTGTACCTGAACTTGTGCTTGGGAACGTAATTGTAAATGTTCCGTTTGAACAAGATTTTGTTCCACCAAAATCTAAAACAACAACTAATTTATTCGACTGTGAACTATTATATATAACTGCATAAGCTGCACCAAAAGTTGCAGATGTAAACTGTGTTTGTGCAAAAGTTAAAGTCGCAACATTAGTTTGATTTGCAACAACGGGACTTGATAAAGTGTTTCCACCAGTTGTGTAACCAGTTCCACTAACTTCATTAGATACAGATACATCATATATTGTACTTGAAGTTGAGTAAGGAGCGCCTGATCCAGCAGTATACAAAGCTAATTTAATAGTGTTATTTACAAAGTCGTGTGTTCCTTTCAATAACTCTTGTGCGAATGAAAAAGGTACTACGTTTGCCATTTTTTATTTTCTCCTATTTATAACTTGATGGTT